ACCATGTTAGTGGCTCCCATTGCATCGTAGCCAAAGAACAGCACGTCCAAGCCATTTTCTTCAACGTAATCAAGTAACCAAGCGTAAACTTCGTCGTCATTAATCATCCCTTGTTCGTGGCTAGTAATGGTGGCATAGCCAAGTCGTTCAGCTTCACGGTAGTTGATACCGTCCTGCTTCTCTTTGGCTTCAATAGAACCAGATTTATGCCACGGTATGAATGAGTGTTGTTCAATGTGCCATCGTCCATTACCTTCTGGATCAACATAAGGATAAACAAACGCAAGTGCTGTGTTATCGGACATCATTGAGTAGTCGAAGCCAATGTAAACTTGGCGTCCTCGTATATCGAAGTCTGGAACAACAGCGCTTTCAACATCAGCCAAGTTCAAGAAGCTGTCAGTTGATTGTGCCAGCCACATGTTCATGTTTTTGGTTTGGAACGCTGGCAAATCACCTTGCAGCATCTTTGTATCACGTTCATTAGTCAAACCTTTGAGCAAAACTTCCCGTTGACCAGCCAAGTCGAGCAGTGGATTAGATTTCACCCAAGTTTCAGGCTTAAATGTCTCATCCAAGCTATCTTGCGCCCAAACTAGCACCAAATTGTCGTCATTTGCGCGGTTCCAGTCCTGTTCCATGATTTGCTGGCCAGCCTTTTGGTCGTCATGAAACGGCACCGTTGGGTCTGGGTATGATGTCGAAATTTGAATGAATTGCTTGTTAGGCACCTTGACCTGACCAGAAGTAATCTTGGCAATCTTTTCACGACTCTTAACTTCACCAATTTCATCAAAAACGGCTGTCTTGAAGTGGAACGAGTCATATTGTCCTGACTCATGACTAATTGGTCGCATTACATTGTTGAAATGCTTCATAACAATCTGGTCACCTTGGACTTTCAATCCTGATTCAGTAGCCACCGTCTTCCATGGGTCAACCGTTATCATCTTATTAAGAGCTGTACCAATGTAACCGAACAGCTTACCAGTTTGCTTCCAGTTGATAGACGCAACAAGATAGTCTTGGTTTGACAATCCAATTGACTCAATCATGAAGTCATAGGCCATAAGAATAGCCATTAGATAAGTTTTACCTTGTCCGCGCGCAACTGACAGAATAGCAGTTGTAAATCGCTTATTTCCAAGATGATCACGCCAACCAACAAGCATTGTTAAGGCAAACTTTTCCCACGGCATAAGTGGCATTGGTTCACCGGTATCAACATCAGGAAATACACTAGCAAATTTAAGTATCCTGTTGGCTTCCCTGACGTTGTAATGGTAATCAAACGAATCATCTGTTTCTGAACGCACCAAGTCTTGAATATGTCGGAACGCTGCAAGCTTAATCATGTAGCCGGCCAGAACATCACCATCTAGGACACTGAATGCGTACTTTGTTCCAGCGTCCTTGTATTTGGTTCTGATATCTGCGTAATCGCCATGTAGTTGCTGGTACCAACCTAGAACGTCGTGTGATTGAGTTAGATCAACCCTCATCATCACCACCTCCATTCAATAGCGCTTGCAGTTGTTCCGTAGCACTTGGCTTGTCTTTTCCGTCGTCCAAACTCAATTGCATAAGTTCAGCACGGCTTGCAGGTGATAAACCAAGCTCACTACCTAATGATTTCAACTGCTTAATGGCATCCGAGTAAATCTGTGTACTTGGGTTGCGCTTATAGCCCGTCATATCGTTAGCAATCACATCACCGGTCACTGGGTTAACCACCGTCTTATAAACTTTGGTAACTTGACCATTCTCTTTGATGTCTTCATAAGCATTTCGATAAATCTCGTATTGGCTTGCGTACATTTCAACTAAATTCTTATCCAATGGAGCCATCTTGTTTGAAGCGTTAAGTACGGGCACCATTTTACGCCACATAGCACTTGCAATCTTGCCTAAGTGATGTGGCGGTGTCAGCGACAAAACCGCGTCAGACTCGCTTTCATAGCTTTTTCGTGGCACCTAACATCACCTCCTTAATTGCTGGGTACCCCCCTATTAAAAATTTTTCAAAATCGAACTTTTCTACAAGAACACAGTAATGTGTGTGCTCTTATTTTGAGACACATAGGGGCGGGGTCATTTAATTTTCAGAACGTGTTCGAGTAATTATGCCGGACAAAATAAAAAACGCTTAAAACGGCTCTCATTGCGTTTTAGCGCTATCCATAAAATCTGGTAAGTACTTAATGTCGGGCACTGCTGCCACGTTCTTCAATTCGTTCCCTGCTCCTGTACCGTAATACTCCTGCTCCCAACGTGTCTTGCCAGTGTGGCATGCAGCACAGATGGTTGCTAGGTTGCTTAGGTCATCACGCTTGCTTGGAGCGAACTCATAAGGAATGATGTGGTCAACTATCTTGCCTGGCGTCATCCGTCCATTCGCCTTGCAGTATTGGCATAGGTAGTTGTCACGCTCTAGCACTGCTGGTCTTAGTCCATTCTTCCATTGCTTATTCCGATAGAACTTATCTTGTTCCAACTTGGTTTCATTACGTACTCGTTGCGTCTTATTGTAATTGCGATAATAGTTTTGCGTATGCTTGTAACTCCACTTCTTACGCTTTGCAAGATATTCAGATTCGTGATCTATATGCTCACTACAATAATGATTGGGTGAACTCGCTAATTTATGGCACTTGATACCCGCTGGACTTACAAATCTACAGATTGTCATTTTTGGCATATCGTTCTCCCTTATACTCATGCATTCTCATATCACAGTCGCCTGACGCAATCCCTTAGATTGACCACGTTTGTCAGTCATATCAAAGTAATTGATGTCAAATCCCTTATGATTTTGATTCTCTGTATCAGTATTCCAATCAACCACAAGGCTAATCAATGATTTGTCATTAACTCTATCAATCAACTCGCCATCTACCCACACCTTTGGTACATCACGAATGTCATCAAACTCAATACGTACGTGTGGTTGTTTCGTGGCGCGCTCAACATTTTTAATTGGTTCAGTTTCTAACTCATCATGTTCAAGAATATAAACGCCATTATCATCTGCACTTTTAACCTTATATCCTGCCTCAAACAACTTATTTAATGCCTGTATGCCTTGCCAATCTGTAACTAGAATTGCTCTTTCCATGTTTTATCTCCTTAGCATCTTTAACTCTCCCAGCTTGATACCAGACCATAGTCTCCATTTCTAATCATCTACATTGTCTTACCTCAACTTTCTAAATCAAACACATCATTGCGTGAATATTGCTTACCACCTTTGGTAACTATATCAACTAATTCACTACCACCATAAATGTAGGTGTATTCTCCACGATTGACATTGTTACTCTTAATCAGCTTACCCATTAAGTTCTTGTGCATGTTGCCACCCCTTTTCAGTGCAAAATAAAAAGGCTACCCCACTGGATAACCTTAGTCATACTTACAAACAATTCAAATGCATTTATTTTTCCGGCGGTATGTGTATATATTTGTATGTAAATAAAAAAATAGGAGATCAACTGATGGAAGCCACACCTCTATTTAAAATACGAACGACTAAATTTCTGTTTAAAACCAGTTTATTTTTTGCACTCTACGGAACTATTCAATTGCTGTTATTTAAATATCTGTCTCTTGAAAAAATGAATCTAGACTTAGTTAGTAAATTACTGCAAATGGATACCTGGAAAATATACTACGTCCTGATAATCTTCATTATTTCTCTAATGTTTTTTATTAATTCACTAACCATAGAAACAAGCAATCCAACTACCAGTTACTTTACTCTGTTCGTAACAGTGCTAGAAGTTGAAGGTAAACACAGGAAAGCCAATCTACTTCGTATTGTATTGATATGCGCTGGCTTTATTCGCAAGGTAATATCAATTCTCTTCAAAGCTGCACCATTCTTATTACTTCAGCTCTCTAACATTATAATTGAACATTTAGTTAATCCAGAAAAGCATAGCGGTTTTTTAGATTTCAATACTGCTGTAATGCTATTTGGCATGGTTCTATCTATTTTCGTATACATCCTTTTGACGTTGACTTTCTTTAACTTAAGCACGTTTATAAAGGAAGTGCTTCTCAATACAGATGAATCTTCCCCTTCATACATCATTATGAATAATCTCAAAGAATTTTTATTACCCATAATTGCAATACTAATTTCAATACTAGCGTTACTTCTTAAATAATTTATCTTTATATCCCACAATATAGCCAATAAAAAAAGAAAAAAATATGAGGAAAAAATTTAATAAAACAAACATGCTAACCTCCTACAAATAATTTTTTGATGACAGAGAAAAACCGTGCACTCACATATAATGAGCCACGGCATGCTTTATTTCAACTTTGGTACTCTATCATAATAACTTGGACTGCCTGCACCCTGCACGCGGCACTTATGAACCATATACGCGCTTTTTCTTCGTAAAATTAGTCAAAATAAAATAAAAAGGTAACAATCTAACTGATTGCTACCTGATGTGAATATGCCGATAGTGGGATTCGAACCCACAACCAATTAAGGGACGGATTTTAAGTCCGCTGCGTATGCCAGTTCCGCCATATCGGCTTATAAAAGCAAAGATTGATAGACATCTG